AACAAATGAATCAATCGGTACAGTAGATTATATCTCTGCACCAAAGCCAGGCAAAGACCAATGGTTTATGCCAGTAGTACTAGAGGGTAGTGGAACTAAAATAAAGTTCTATTGTAAGTTTGATCCTCAAGTAGCAGTAGGCGATAGAGTCATGGTGTCTTATGGACAAGAGCGTAATGGTAATGCTACTGCATTCAAGGTAACTAGACCTGATGTAGATATCAACCAAGATGTTCAACCTACTGGTGGAGCGAAAGCGACACCAAACAAATCATCTGCACTACCACAAGAAATGATAGCTGTAGGATTGGCTGGTCGAATCACTGAAGTAGTTATGACACTACATCATGAGAAAGGTGTACAAATGAAAGATCCAGTATCAGAGATTGCTAAGTGGATTAAGATAGGTCAAGACGCATTTAACAAAGCAACAACTAATGTAGTAGATGAAATCAAAGATGCATTCCCTGGTGCTACAGTAGATGATGATATTGATGACGAGGTACCATTTTAGAAAGGATAAACTATGACAATTATAACTCGTGAGGGTATGGAGAAAGCACTCCAACAAAATTACGATAATGAAGATACTGAAGCAGAACACATAGCACAAGCTGCATATGTTAAAGAGTATCTTAGAACTATACTGGCTGAACAAGTATTCAAAGCTCCATCTGATTTATCAGGCGCAATGAAAGAACATTGGGCTAGACAAACTGACGAATACAAACAACATCTATTAGCTATGAAACAATCTATCTTTAGTAAAGAGAAAGATAACTTTCGTAGAAAAGATAATGATATGTATTGTTCTCAGTTTCAATCCTTAACTAAAGCAGGTGCGATATGACCGATCCTTTAGTTGATAAAGTATGTGATAAGATGAAACGTAGAGCTGCAGAAGGTATAGAAAAGTATGGCGATACTATGCGTACTGCTAATAAACCTTTTATACAATGGATAGATGATGCTCAAGAAGAAGCAATGGATTTTATTATATACCTAGAAAAAATCAAGGAAGGACTAGAATGATCTATGACACCAGAGCAGAACTTATGGGTAGCAGTTGTAGCTACAGCAATACAAGAAGCATTAAAGAATCCTACTCATATAACTCGCAAAGGTGTTGAAAAGAAACATATAGATTATCACCACATACTTAATGCTAGAGAATGGCTTAGTAGTAATAGTGATGACTTCAGACATACTTGTCATCTTGCAGGATTAGAACCTGAATACGTACAACGTAAATGGACTATGCTTCAGCAAGGTGGTTTAGATGCAAAGAAATATTTTACAGATAGAACTTACTGAAGTAAGGGATTTCCTTGTGCTACTTTTAATTCATTAATCATAGATTCAAGATACTCAATAGCTGCAGTATTAATTTTTATATCAGCTTTCAATCCTTCAATAGACTTGTAAACTTCTGTAAGATCTACCTCTTGATTAACAACAAACTCTTTTGTTTCTATAACATCTAGTCGTTGATTAAATGTACCCCAAGTATAGAAGCCTCCACCTATTGCACTTACTAATGCTATAAGCATTCCTATTGTTTGTAATTTAGATACCATTCCGTTCATTCATTAACTCCTGTAATTTTAAATATGCTTTATTAGTTTTATTACGTGCAGCATTTACTTTGTTATTATGCTTAGCAATAGGATCAATAGACCCAAGTGTAACTTGATTAGTATAAATAGACTTGTCATATCCAGCTAATGCTACTTGTTTAAAGAAGTCAGGATTACCATCAGGTAATTGTCTATTATCAAAGATAGCTGTATTCATATTAACATAGCTAGATATATCTACCTGATTAGATACCATAGCTCTACTTACTAATTCGTTAACAACAACCAAAGTAGCTTCAACTTTCTCTATTTGATTCTTAACTTTACTATCAATATATTTTTCTACCTTAACAACATCTATAGTTACTTTAGGTTGTTCCTCTTTTATTTCAGGTTCTTTTTCTATAATTTCTGCTTCAACTATATCTTGTTCCACTGTTCCCTCAGTAGGTTCTGATCCTGATTCTTCAACGACTGTCTCGACAACTTCTTCTTGTTGAATATTATTTGTTTCTTGAATTGGTTGTTCTGTAATAACTTCTTTGCTACTGGGTTGTTTTTCAATCGGTTCATTAGTTTGTTCCACAATTTTAATGTTATCGGTAGTTGGTTCTGTAGTTGTGGGTTCAGGTGCAGTTGTTGTTTCTACATTAGACTCAAGATCAAATGCATCAGTTATTTCCTTTGTATTAAATTCTTCATTAAGCATTTCAGGTTCAGACATTGGCATATCAATAGACATGATTTCAATACTTTCCATAGGTATAACATCAATTGTATATAGTTCAAACTCAGGTTCTTCTATTATTATTTCTTCAGGTTCCCATGTAAAGTCAGGCATGATTAAATCATCTGGCATATCTATTACTATGGTTTCTATATCTTCAAATATAATTTCAAAGCTATCTTCAAAATCTTCTATGATGTTTGTGACTTCTTCTATTTCATCTTGACCTGGACAAGTTGGTGGATTTTTTTGCCAACAATATTCTATGCTGGTGCTAGTAGCAGTTGTTAAAGCTGTGTAATTAATCGTAAGTGTTGGATCAGTTACATCTACTCCAACATGACCACCATTGTAATTAATATTACCTTGTATATCAAAACTAAACCCAGCTCTTAATGTACCATGAGTATTATCAGGATTTGGTCCAACAATAAGAGTGTTGCCATAATTATTATATTGATAGTTATGATTAGTAGTATCTGTTAGGGTTACACTTTGACTAATAGTATCAGTACCATTTGTTGCATGTTGATACATAGTGACAGTAGATTCTTCACTATTCCACCATCTAATCTCAGCATTAAAATTACTTGTAAACCCTTGTTGAATTTCAGCTTCAGTTAATACACCATTGCTACTTACTGTAGTTTCTGCATACTTTTTATGTTTGCCAGTAAGTATGTTAGCTTCATTTAAATCAGAGCTGTCAGGAAACATAGTGCCATTCCATGAACCATCATTAAATGTTTGAGATATTATATTGTTAGTAGTAGCTGCTGTACCTGTAGAGTAGGTCGTAGTGCAAGTTGAGTCACCAGAGTTAGGTATATCTTGTATGCAAATAGTTTCAGCTTTAATGTTGACCGAGCTTAACAGTACCACCAGTATAATTAATAATCTGATTACCATCTATATCCTCTAGTATTTCATTATCTATTTGTTCTGTAATGCGTAAAGTTTTAACATACTCCTCATAGTCAGGTCTTAACTTACCATATTTTTCCCATTCAGCTTTAGCTTCTTGTCCTATTTTTGAGTTATAAGGACAGTAAGTTCCAGCCATATGCATTGCGCTAAACACTCTTGAGTCTTGACACATAATAGCTATACTTGCTACTTTCATATTCATATCAAATAGAGCTTTAGCTAGTTTTAATCTTTCACAATTAAGATCTCTTTTAGTCATGCCAACACTAGCACCAAATGAAAAAGTTTGACCACCAGCAGATATACCTACCGTACATAAATCTTGTGACATACTAGATATACTTGGAGCTGATGCACTAGGTACTACTCTTGAGTCACCACTATATGCATTAGTGGTATTATTATTAGTAGTAGTTGTATTACTAGAAGATCCTGATTGATAGTTAGTTGTACTTTCACTATTGTATCCACCTGTAATAGCAGTATTACTACCAGTTGAATTAACTTGATCATTAGTTGTTGATCCACTACTAGTTACATCATTGTCTGCAAGTGCAGAATCCATAATACAACTAAAACATAATAACATAAATACACATACACCTGCTGGTATTAGTGCTGACTTCATACTTCTTCTCCGTATCTGCTTTCGCAATAAAATTCAAAACTTTTTAATTGATTAGGATAATCAATGACATGTTGTTTTAATAATTCAATTTTATTTTCATGGATAAATTCATGACAACTCCAATCATCTTGAAATTGTTTTAATCTATATTCTCTTTCCATTAAAGCATCTGTGCCATGGAACATTAACATTACTGTAATTACCCAATACATTATTTTTTCTTAAATATATCTGCGCCTTTGAGTCCATATATTGATGCGACCACACCGATAAATAACGATTGATACCAGAAAGGTAGATTAGAAAATTTATCAAAGAACATGTCTAGTTTTTGTTGTATATTTGGATCGTCACTAAAGACCGACCATATCAATAAAATCACAGGGGCGCTTACCAAAATCAAAACAAACTCGTCTTTCCATCCTTTGTCATTTGATTGCCTAACTGCAGCCTGATATTCTACTTCACCATTAGCCATCTTCTGTGCATGTAATAGTTCTGCATCAGACATTAATATTTTAGCTTTTTGCTTATTAGCAAATATCGAAGCCCCTGTCTTTAAGACAGTAGGCAGTAATGATAACCACATATGTATTCCTAAATGTTTTTAATTATATCGCTTAGTTCTAAGCAACGTGCTGGTGTTTGTTGATTCCAACGAGAGTCCTGCATTTGTAATGCTGCCTCAGAAAAGTCACATTCTCCAAGAGCCTTAAACATATTCTTAAATTTACCTACTCCAGCTTGTCCTAGCTGAAAACACATCTCTATTAATACACCATGTATTATAGACTTTTTACTGTCAGGTAACTCATTATATGCTTTGTTCTCTAAATGTTCTTGTATGAGGCTGTTTGACCCCTTTAAAGCTATATTAAAGTCCTTATCAAATAGCTCTTGCCAACCTGCCTCAGATGTGGGTAGATCTTCACCAGCTAATATCTTATGCCCCCAGCCTCCAGTAAGGAAGCCTAGGGTATCCTTATAAGGTTCTAATCGATAGCCCTCATGGGCTTTAATCCTAGCCTTAACTTCTTCCATTATGCAACAATAATAGCTATGATAGCTAGTATTACTACACCAGCAATTATCTTTTTCTTTTTAGACATGTTGCTCCATGTGTATTTTATAACTTCTTTTATATCATTCATATGATTTCTCCAGGTAATAAGACTTAATCAATTCATCAATGACTAAACCTTGTATTGTTGTAGGCTCACCAGTGCTTCTACGAGGTGCTGCTTTTGCCATGCGATCTAAAGATCTATCTAAATCTTTTCTTAATTGTAATCGTTCAGTAATATCATCAGATAGATCAATTAACATATCACTAAATGTAGTACCTTGTTTCATATCACTCCAGATACGTACTACTCTAGGCAACATATCTTTAGGATCATAACCTATATTTACATAGAAATTATGATTATCCATAATATATTTTCTAGTTATTCCAGGTCGTCTATTGCTTTCAGGCTCATACATAATTGGCTCCTCAGGTAAGTTGGTTTGCTCCATTAAGTAATTGTCTTGCGAGATTAATTGCATCTTCGCTTGTGAGTCTGTTTTCTGCATAGATTCCCCTTGTTGAATTGATATATAAATAAAGTTTGTTCTTAACTATCTTTACTCCTTGTTTAGGAGTTGTCAAATATTCTAAGTCAGTTCCTTGTTCCATCTTCCACCTTTATTTAAAACCATAGGTATCAACTTTGGGAGTCCATTTAATATAACGCCACATCCAATTATTGGTCTAGATTTTTGTGTTTTCATGTATTCGAATGCTAGTGACTTAGCATCTATTAAACATCCGACTTGCATACCCCAGTTTAAACTGTTGGGGTTACCCCAGTATTGTATTGAATAACTTGAATGATAGTGTCCTTGTACTGTAGGGCAACCATATTGTTGTGCTACCTTTAATACATTTGCAGCTTTACCATGACAGAAATAACATTGTTGTCCATTAGACATAGTGATAAGAAGATCATCATGCCACTTCCAACCTGGTCCTACTTCTAAATACTCATTATAAGTTTTCATTGCAGCTCTAGGTAGACCTGTAGCTTTCTGTCTACGATAGACTAAGCTACCATGATTACTATCTAGTAAATCTACTATAGGAAATAATTTTTCCATAGCATGTACAGTCTTTAAAGATTCTGTACGTTCATCACCTGCGCTATATAGATCAGGATCACTGTCATGAAATGATATAGCGTGTGAATCTACTTCATCACCTATATGTATTACACGATCAGGTTTATATTTTTTCTTAATAGCTTTTAAAAAAGGAATTAAATCAGGATGATGATAAGGACAATGCGTATCACTTATTACAAGTATTCGTTTGTTCATATATAAACATAATCTTATTTGCTAATATAAGTCAAACAAGAGATCTTACTATGATATAAAGCATCTGAGCAAAGACAGTAGTGCCAATAAACCACACTAAAGCACGGAGTTGACGCATATCTTTCTCAATATGAAACAGATGATTATCCTTCATTTGGGTTAATCGTTCTGCTATTACGTCAACTTTGCCCTCTAGACGTGCAATATCTACGCTATTCTTTTGACTCTGATCCATCTGTAACTTCATCTTTTGGCAGTTCAGCTTGAAGCTGTGCTGTCCAATGATTAGCAACAATATCTAAATCAGATTTTTGTTCTGCAATTCTTATGAGTTTAACATAAGCTGCTTTACCTTTATCAGATAATTTAGATTCGTCATATTCTTTTTCGTTTAATGTAAACATAAGTTCTCCTTAACAATGTAATGTACATGGTACAGTATAACTGCCATCAGCATAAGTTTCAACTTTAATATTAGAATTAACTTTTGCAATAGTTTTACTTCTAATAATATCATCATCTTGAACTTTAGCTGTGCCATCACCATTTGATACTAATAAATCACCAGCAACTACAGTCACATCTTTGTGTACTCTTACTACAAAAGTACCAACTTGTGCTACATGCATGTCATTATAAATATCACCATTATCCCAGTTGTTGAAAACTCCATAAACTCTGTTACTATCAGCAACATCAGATATTTTTACTTGTGTATGTTTAATGTCATCTTCAAGTCTATACTCATCTGTATATTCAACACCATCAACAGTAAAAGTTACAGCATCACCAACAGTTTTACCATCAGGTAAAGTTAACGGATGTTTTTTTACACATGCTGGAATAGTTACATCACCTTCAACTCTTTCAGGATAGTTTATATTTGCATAATGCCAGTTAATCATAGCATCAAGAGTTTCCATAACTGTTCCCATTAAGATAGTTGATTTAGAATTATCAGCAAGTCTACCCCAGTGACTACCAGTAAAAGCATTATATGAAGTTGTGCTACCTGAAATTGATATTGTTCCATGAACAGAACCATCTTGCATAATACCTATAACTTCACCGTCATCACCTTTTCTATTAGCTCTGAAAACGTAGGCACTATCACAAGTTAATGTTGCTTCACCATCACCTCGAATAGCAAAACCAACTGTATTAGTATTTGCTGGTTCAGCTTGATTACCAGTTGCTGCGGTGTTAAACATAACATCTCCGTTATTAGATAATAATATTCTAGTAGTTGGAGCACCATTATCAGATGTGTTTAATTTCATTTGACCTTTTCTTGAAGCTTCATCACCTGATCCTTGTTCCATAACAATACTTGCACAAGAAACGTGATCTGAACTTGAGTCAGTAGTAAAAAATATTTCTGCTTTACCTGCAGCACTTGAACCAACACTGGCATACAAATCAATATTTGCATCACTATTACTGTGACCAGTAATACCAAGCTCACCTAATGTAGCACCAGTTCCACCAATTAACACTTGATTGTTTCCAGCATCAACCTTAAACATATTAGCATTACCATCAGATTCTACTCGGAAGTCCATGTCTTGTGAAAGCTCATTTATTACAACTCCACCATCAGAAATTCTCATACCTTCACGAGAAGTTCCAGCAATCATAGATTTTAAAACAAGTATTCCATCTTCTGCTCCATCAGCAACATCATTTATTTGACTTAATATTTGTGCATAAACTACATCTTGAGAGTTGTTATTTCTACCTTCAAAATCTATAGTACCTAAATTATCAGCATTAGCTGGAGAACTAGAATTTCTATATATTCTTAAGTTAGCACCAATAGCATCATCAGCATCAGTTGATATGAGAGACAGTGTATCTGAGTTATCAGCAACTGTAATAGTTACAGCTTCAGTAAATGATGAACTAGCACCTGCATAAGTTTTAAGTCTTGATGCTGTTACCTTACGATTTGTACCTCCAGCACCATCATCAATAATAAATAAGTCTGCATCCACAATTGCAGCTCCAATGTCGGTAGCTCCATCAATATCTAATGTTGCAATATTAGTTGCACCTGCTGGTAAAGTAACTGCACTCGATACTTCTAATGTTGGAGTAACGATTGAACTACCTGATTCAGCAGTAAATGTATTAGCTGTGATTACAAAGTCTTTAGCACCTGCTACATAGATATCAATAGTATCATCAGTAGGAGCTTCGATGTAAGTATCACCATCATCATCAAGGATTACTCGACCACCAAACGCAGCAGTATCTATACCTAATTCAACTTTGGTAGGAGTGCCAGAAGCTAACGAGATACCTGTTAAGTTTACAGTCTGTGTAGTAGATGAGTGAGAAGATGAGGCAATAGTGCCTTCTACCACATTAGCACCACCATCAGTGATTCTAATCTTTCTACCTGCAAAGTATACACCTGAGATGTCAGATGATGAAGTTATAGTAATAGTATCAGCATCACTACGTGCTACTGTATATGTACCATCTCCGT